TCGACTGGGGAGCGGACACTGAGGCGCCGGGTTACGATCCGCGAGACCCGCAGGTTTGGTGGACCGCGCACCCGGCGCTCGGTGACACCATACGCCCCGAGGCCATCGAGGCCGAGCTCGCAAGGAGCTCGGATATCGCCGCCTTCGAACGCAGCATCCTGAACGTGTGGCCCCGCCCCCGGGACCTGGTCGGCCTAGCCTTCAGCCTGGAACGGTGGGCGGCGCTGGCCGATGTGGAGACGGCCGGCCCGGTCACCGCGATTGCTTTCGACGTGGCTGGGGATAGAAGCTACGCGGCCATCGCCACCGCCGCCGACGTGGGGGGACGGGCGGTGGTGGAGGTGGCCGACTACCGCACCGGCACCGTGTGGGTGCCCGATGCGATCCGGGCGTTGGTCCGCGCTCACCCCGGTGCGCCTGTCGTCGCTGACGCCCTGGCCGCGGGCACCATCGCCGACCGCCTCGAAATGGCTGGGATCGAGGTTCTCCGCACCGGGGCGGCGCAGATGGGTCGAGCGTGCGCCGATCTGGTCGACCAGGTCAACACCGGCTCGATCGCCCACCGGGCCCAGGCCGCCCTGGACGAGTGTCTGGCCATCGCCGGCCGCCGGGCCCTGGGCGACGGGTGGGCGTGGTCCAGGCGGTCCAGTGCCGGGGATATCAGCCCGTTGGTGGCGGTCACCCTGGCCGCCTGGTCGGCCCGGACCCGGCCGAGCCTGCCGCCGCCGTTCATCTCCGTTGCTACCCGCCGGTAACTTCGGTTGCAATAGGGGTTGAGTTACATCACTGTCGTTTGCGTGCGGAAACGTGCGCAGCTCGCGCTCCTGGAGGCCAAGGTGGCCGAGCTTGAGGCGGCGGCTGGGCCCGGTCAAGGGCTCTCCGGGCCGGTAGCCCGGCCGCGGCCGTCCGACATCTTCGGCGGCGGGTTCCTCGGCGGGTCGTGGTCGACGGTCACGAGGGATCAGGCCATGTCTGTGCCCGTCTTGGCGTTCATCCGCCACCAGCTCGCCGGCGGCCTGGCCTCGATGCCGCTCCTACGGTTCCGTAAGACACCGGACCCGGCCGCCGACCCGGTGGAGGTGGACCCGGGGTGGTGCCAGGACCCCGACCCGGCGCCGGCCATCCCGACCTCGGTGTTCTGGGCGTGGGTCGTCGACGACCTGTTCTTCAACGGTCACAGCACCCTGGTAGTACTAAGTAGGGATTCGGCCGGGTTTCCGGTGGCGTTCCGGCGGGTGCTGCCCGGCCAGGTCACCTACGACCCCCAGACGTTGGCGTGGGGCTCGTTCTGGCCGGCGGTGGTGTTCTACATGGGCCGCGAGATCCCCGGCGAGGACCTGATTGTGATCTCCGGGCCGACCGACGGGATCTGCAACTACGGGGCCCAGACGATCCTGGCCGCCCTGGATCTGGAGGCCACCGCGTCAACCTCGGCGGCCACACCGATGCCGAACGTCGATCTGCACCAGACCTCGGGGGAACCGTTGTCCCAGTCGGCGGCCGACGACCTGATCTCCCGGTGGCAGATGGCCAGGGCGATGGGGGCCACCGCCTACACCCCCCAGAACCTCGAAGCGCGGGCGGTGGGCGGCTGGTCGGCGGCCGAGATGGAACTGGTCGCCGCCCGCCAGTATCAGGCCACCCAGCTCGCCCGCCTGGCTGGCGTCAACCCCGTCCTCGTCTCCGCCGCCACCGGCAGCTCCTCGGCGTACACGTACACGAATCAGGGCGACTACCGCCAAGCGTTCCTCGACGACGTGCTCGACACGTATCTGCGGGCCATCGAGGGGCGCCTGTCGGCCGGCGATGTCACCCCCCGTGGCCAGTACGTGGAGTTCGACCGCGACGAGTTCACCTCGATGCCGAAGAACGAGCGGGTCCAGGTGTTCGTCGGCGCCCTGCGGGCCGGGGCGACCCCGGAGATGGTCAACGCCCTGGCCGACGCGTTGGGACTGGATTTCGACATGGCCCCACCGTCGGGCGAACCCGTCCCCGACCCCAACACGCCCGCACCGCCACCGCCGCCGGCCCGGGTGCTGGTGCCGCCGCCGCCGACCGGAGGACCGTAAATGGAGCTGCGCACCACCGCCCCCGCCACCGGCCTGGAGGCCGACGCCGCCAAACGGACGATCCACGGTCTGGTGGTGCCGTGGGACACCTACGCCACGGTGGCGACAGGTCAGACGGTGGCGTTCGCCCGCGGCTCTCTGACGCTCGGGGACCGATCCAAGCTGGTATTGGACCACGACCCGAACCGTCCCGTGGGTGTCTACCTGTCATCGGCCGACACCGCCGACGGCCTGACGGCCACCTTCCGGGTCCCGAAAGGCCCGGCCGGCGACACCGTGCTGGCCGAGGCCGGCGACGGCCTCCGCGACGGCCTGTCAGTGGCCGCCGACGTGTCCGCCTCCGATGACACCGACGACGGGATCTATGTGACCGCGGCCCGGGGCCGTCACGTCGCCCTGCTGTCCGAACCCGCTTTTGATACCGCCCGAGTCTCAGCCGTCCACGCCCAGAAAGGCGCACCCATGACCGACGTAGTTACAACGCCACCGGAGACGCCCCAGGGCCCGCAGGAGACGCTCCAGGCGTCGGCCGAGGTGGTAGCGGCGCAACCGGTCCCCACGGCCGCAGGGCTGGCCGCCGCGGCCGCCCCCATACCGGTCCGGGTCCGTGACCCCTACCCCTACGAGCAGCCTCATGAGATGGGCGGCCCCTCGTTCCTGCGTGACGCCTGGTCGGCCATGGAACAGCCTGGCTCCCCGGAGGCGGACCGGTGGCGGCGCTCGCAGGCCATGGCCGCCGACCCCGCCTTCATCCGGGCCGGGATGGCCCGCCTGTCCCGCTTCTTCAACGCCGCCCCGGCCGGAATCCAGGCCGCCACCGGCACCACGGTGACCGACACCGCCCTGGTCCCGCCGCACTGGATGCCGGAACGCTACGTGCCGCTCCTGTCGCCCAAGGCGCCGCTGTACACCGCCCTGGCCAAGTACGGGGTGCCCGACTTCACGACGTTGCAGGTGCCCCGCACCCTGACCGAGACCGGGCTGGCCGGCACCCCGACCGACGAGGTGACCCCGATCGCCCCGGGGGACATCACCACCGGGAATGACACCATCACCATCAACGAGGTGGAGGGCGCCTACAACTTCTCCCGGAAGCTGTTGATGGGCTCGAACCCCCAGATCGACCGGATCGCCCTGGACGCCCTGGACCGGGCGTGGCTGGCCGAGGTGGAGAAGGAGGCGGTCACCTATTTCGTGGGCGGCGCCTCCGTGCACACCGCCGTGTCCGCCACCTACGCCGACGGGAAGGGGTTCATCAACGCCCTGCGAGGCCAGTTCGCCAACATGGCCGCCGGCACCCTGTTCGAGGCCACCGTGGTCATCCCACCGTCCAAGGAGTACGTGGCCGCTGCCACCATGGACGACACGACCGGCCGGGCCCTGCTGCCGTATCTGGGGCCGATGAACTCCACCGGCACCTCGACCGCCGGCTACGGGTCGTTGAGCGTGCAGGGCGTGCCGCTCATGCCCGGCCCCTACCAGACGGCCACCAAGACCCTGATCCTCGACCAGTCGCGCAACTCGGCGACGGTGTGGACAACGCCGATCATGGACTTCCGCCTGGAATGGACCGACAGCGGGGCGGCGGGTGGCGGCAACGTCAAGGTGCTGAAGCTGGTCAAGTACTCAGGTGTCGGGTTCTGGTCGCAGTACCCCGCGGGCGTCATCCTGATGACCAACACCACCCCGATCATCCTCGAAGCCGATACCGAGGCCGCCGACGGAGGTAACGGCGGCAACGGCGAGCACGAGGCCAAGGCGAAGAAGTAGTGGCGGGCTGGCCGACCGACGCCGACCTGGCCGCCGAGCTGGGCCTGGCCGGCACCGAGGATGTCGAGCGGGTGATGAGCGCCAACGCGGCGGCCATCGCCGATGCGACCAACGCCCTGGTGTTGGCCGACCCGTCGGTCCCGGCCCTGGATGACGGCCAGTTCAAGGCGGTCCTCGGCCTGGGGGTGTGGTGGTACGAGGTACGCAACCGCCCCGAAGGCCTTGACAGCCTGAACCCGGTGGCCCAGCCCTACCAGCGCCGCACCATGCTGCAGATCCTGGTCCGGGGACGGGTGGCCATCGGGTGATCGCCGACTCGATCGCCGCGGCGGTGGCCGCCCTGGAGGCCGAGGGGCTGCGGGTGGCGGTGCGCTCCGGGGACCTGACCCCGCCCTGCTGTTACGTGCAGCTCGGCGGGGTGTCCGACGACGGCGCCCCGTTCTCCGGCGGCCTGGTGTCGACCTTGTGGGTGTACTGGGTC